TGAAATCTGGTTCCTTGCATTGGATCGACCAAAAGACGTTAAAAAATTACTCTCCATGGAATTAACCATGGCATGGATCAACGAAGCGCGAGAATTACCTCGAATCATCCTTGATGGTGTAACTATGCGTGTTGGCCGTTATCCCGCTAAGCGCCAAGGTAAATTAACATTTGCTGGCGTCATCCTTGATACAAACCCACCTGATGATGATCATTGGTGGTATTCCATAGCAGAAGTTGAAAAGCCACAAGGATTCAAATTTTTCCGCCAACCCGGTGCGCTTGTTAAAACAATTGATGAGAAAGGTATTATTACCTACCTCCCAAGCCCAGATGCAGAGAATGTTGAAAACCAACCTCTTGGCTTTAAGTATTGGACTCAGATGGTTTACGGTAAATCATCAGAATGGATTAAGTCTTACGTGCTGGGCATGTATGCAACAGTTTATGATGGTAAGCCAATTTACAACGAATACAGCGATGGCGTGCACTGTTCAGAAGAGGACCTTGAGATTATGTGGGGCCTTACCTTGTACATCGGGTTTGACTTTGGTTTAACGCCAGCAGCAGCATTATTCCAAATTTCTCCTACAGGCCAGATCCGCGTGCTTGACGAGGTTGTTTCTGAGGATATGGGTGTTCGTCGCTTTATTCGTGATGCACTAAAACCAAAGCTCAACAATGAGTATGGCGGTATGAATTTACGGTTATGGGGCGATCCAGCCGGAAGTCAGCGAGCACAATCAACAGAAGACACTTGCTTGGAGATTCTTGAAGAAGAGGGTTTACCAACAGAACCGGCGTCAACTCAGGATCCGGTTAAGCGTCGTGAAGCAGTAGCAGAGCATTTATTGAAAAATGATATTGATGGTTCGGCCGGATTTATTCTTTCTCCAAAATGTAAGTATCTGCGAAAAGGCTTCAATGGCGCATTTATGTATGAGCGCGTGCAGGTAGTTGGTGAAGAGCGCTATAAAGACCAACCGAAGAAAAATATCTTCTCCCACATACATGAAGCACTTCAATATGGTATTTTAATGGTGAACGAAGGGCTGAAAGTAAAGAAAGTAGAAGCAAGGCCAGTGAGGCGCCGAAGCTCTGGTGGTTGGGCCGCATAACCACTACTATACAAATAAGTAATATCGTCATAGAATCAATTAATGAGAGGTGAGATATGGCAGTTGAATTAATTCATGCCAAGTTAAATCGTGGAAACGATATGGCTGGCGACGCGGCATACATGATGGACTTCATTTTTGGCAGTCCATTTACCGATGCAAAAGGAAAACATATTGGAAAGGCTAAAACCATCCATATGGGCTTCAAGAACGGTATGCCGCCAGAAGATTTTATAATAGGCTTACGAGCTTTAGCAGACCACATTCAGGCAACAGTCATCGATTCCAAAGAGTTTGATGAAAAACCTGAATTAAAGGTAGTTGACAACAATTCTGGGTGATAGTTTATGGGCAATTACGGCTTACTCGTTGTAAAAAACAACAGTGAAATTGAACAAGAAAAGCAAGATGTAGAAGCTGCTAATCGAGTCCCTGACCTTTATGAGTCTCAGCTTTCTCACCATATCCAAAAAGTATGGGAAATGAATCGCTGGGCAAAAGAGCAGCACGAAACTGAGCTTTTAGAATGCCTACGCCAACGTAATGGCGAATACGATCCAAAAACATTAAGACAGATCCGCGACCAAGGTGGTTCTGAAATATATATGATGTTGAGCGCCACGAAAATTCGTGCGGCAGTTTCATGGATAAGAGATATTTTGATGCCTGCAGGCGACCGCCCGTGGGGTCTTTCACCAACTCCAATACCAGAATTACCCCCTTTTGCAATGAGCGCTATTGCACAACGTATTCAACAAACAATGCCTCAACTTCCGCCTGATATTGGCTATGAAGCCTACATTGAAGGCCGTGCAGGCAAAATGCGTGATGAAGCAATGCGCTCGATGCGTGTTGTGGCAAAAGAATCAGCAGAGAAGATGGAAACAAAGATTGCTGACCAATTAGCGGAAGGTGGTTGGGATGAAGCGTTAAGCGAATTTATTGAAGATTTCTGTACGTTCCCAGCCGCAATCATGAAAGCTCCAGTTGTTCAGAAAAAGAAAAGTTTAAAATGGGGCCCTCAAGGAGAGCCTATAGTTGCTGATGAAGTTGGGTTAAATTATTCGCGTGTTTCACCGTTTGATATCTACCCTTCACCAGATTCATCAACTATTAACGATGGCGACTTGATTGAGCGTATTCGTTATTCCCGTCGTGGCTTATACAATATGATTGGCCTACCGGGATATAACGGTGATGCAATACGTGCTGTACTGACTGATTATGGTCGTGGCGGCTTACGTGACTGGTTGTGGCGTGATTATGAGCGTGCACAGCTTGAAGGAAAAGATAAATTCTGGATGCGCCAAGATCAGCGCTCTATTGATGGCTTACAGTATTGGGGTTCAGCACAAGGGTTATGGTTATTAGAATGGGGTATTGACCCAGACCAAATTGACGATCCACTAGCCGAATACGAAATTGACGCCATTAAAGTTGGTAATCACATTATTCGTGCAGTAATTAACAAAGATCCATTACAGCGTCGCCCTTACCACAAAGCATCTTTCCAGATGACACCCGGTGCATTCTGGGGTATCGCACTGCCAAAATTAATGCGAGATCACCAACGTATGTGCAATGCCACAGCGAGAGCCTTAGCAAATAACTTAGGTATTGCTTCTGGCCCAATTGTTGAAGTTGAAGTGGATCGGTTGGCTGATGGTGAAACTGTTGAGCAAATCTACCCATGGAAAATCTTTCAAACAAAGTCTGATAAAACCGGTCGTGGCCGTGAAGCTATACGTTTTTATCAGCCCCGCTCTAATGCACAAGAATTATTACGTGTTTACGAGGAGTTTGAGAAGCGTGCAGACGATGCAACAAGTATTCCTCGTTATGCTCACGGCAACGAAAAAGTCAGCGGAGCAGGCTCTACGGCGTCTGGATTAGCTATGCTGATGAACAACGCCTCTAAAGGCATCAAAATGTCTATTTCAAACATTGATAATGGTGTTGTTAAACCAACTATTGAGCAGACATTCACTCACAATATGTTGTACGACAAAGATATGTCGATTAAAGGCGATGTTAAAATCATTGCTCGTGGTGCAACTGCGCTACTTGCTAAAGAGCAGACGCAAATGCGTCGTGCTGAGTTCTTGAATATGACTAATAACGAAGTCGATATGTCCATCATGGGTGTCGAGGGTCGCTTAGAAGTATTGCGCTCTGCAGCAGATTTACTTGATTTAGAGTCCGGAACAATTGTCCCTTCTAAAGAAGAGTTTATAGCTCGCCAAGAGGAAAAAGCTCAGAAAGAGCCACCTCAAGACCCTAAATTGATTGAGATCCAGCAAAAAGGCGCCATCGAGAAAGAAAAGCAAGATTTGGAGATGCAGCAATTCCAGCAAAAGCTTGAAGCTGATGGCCAAATGTCTCGTGAAAAAATGGACCTTGAACTTGATAAGTTCCAACGTAAGCTTGATATGGAATACGATTTAAAAATTAAGCTGATGGAAGAAGAGTCGGCCCAGAAAGAATTGGATCGCCAGCTTGAACGCGAAAAAGAAGAGATGTCAAAAGACAATGATGTTGAGCGTATCAAAGAAGCAGTACGGCTAGAGCGGGAAGCTAAAACAGAGGCTGAAACTAATAAAGAAAATTCTGAACCTAAACAGCTCGAAGCTCCCGCTCCAGTTATTAATGTAAATATTGATAACAAATCAGGAAATGTAGTTAAGTCAATCGATTTAAAACGTTGCAAAGATAAGTTCGTTACTGTCGCCACAGTAACCGAAGTAGAGGAAGAATATTATGCGTATTTGTACAGCACAGGGAGCAGGCACAGGTCCTGAAATCCCATTCAATAATGAAGGTGGTCGTAACCGTTTAGTCCTTATTTGGGGCACTGTAGTAACCGATGTTGATTTGGAGATTAGCCCAGACAAAGGTGTTACTTGGATTTCCGTTCAAAACTTTACAGCTGCAGGCTCTGCTATTGTGCCATTGGGCGGTGATGAAGGTTATGAGATCCGCGTAAATGTAACCACTGGAACAGCAGTTAATTTAGATATTCAGTAAATGGATAAAGTTACCCCAGAAATTCTAGTTCAAAATGAGCTGCCAGCTGAATACCAGCCGTATTTTTCTTACCCTAATGGTTTTTGGTCTGAAACGGGGTGCTCGTTACCAGTGGAAATGCGTGCTCGAAGATGTGTCATTTATGTCTGTCGTGACGCAGATATTTCAGATGAGAATCGTGCAATTTTACTTAATCTTGAGAAAACAACCTAATGGGTATTTCGGCAAAAAC